AGCAGTCATACTAGATTCAAGCGGAAACATTGTTGCAAACAATGGAAGTAACTTAACAGCTTTAAATGCAACACAATTAACTTCAGGTACAGTACCTGATGCAAGATTTCCAGCGACTTTACCAGCAGCCAATGGTTCTGCTTTAACAGCTTTAAATGCAACACAATTAACTTCAGGTACAGTACCTGACGCAAGATTTCCAGCAACACTACCAGCAGCCAATGGTTCTGCTTTAACAAATTTAAATGCAACTAATTTAGCAAGTGGATCAGTGGCCTCCGCAAGGTTAGCCGATGACTCAGTAACACTAGCCAAAATGGCCCCAGGAACTGATGGAAATATAATTTCATATGACACATCTGGCGACCCTGTTGCTGTTGCTACAGGAAGTGCAGGACAAGTTTTAACAAGTGCTGGTGCTGGAGCTGTTCCATCTTTTCAAACACCAACAGTTGGAGACATAACTGCTGTTACAGCAGGGACTGGTTTAACAGGTGGTGGATCTTCTGGAGATGTAACATTAAACGTTGGAGCAGGAACTGGTGTTACAGTTAACGCTAACGACATAGCTATTGGCCAAAGCGTGGCTACTTCAGCTAGTCCTACTTTTGCAGGGTTAACAACTACTGCTGACATTAATTTTGGAGATGACGATAAAGCTATTTTTGGTGCTGGTTCAGATTTACAAATTTATCACGATGGAAGTCATAGTTTTATTGCAGATGAAGGAACTGGTCAATTAACAATTAAATCAAATGGAGCAGGAATTGAATTACAAAAAGGTGATTCAGAATACCTTGCTAGATTTAAAACTGATGATGCTGTTGAACTTTATTATGATAACGCAAAGAAATTTGAAACTGTAACTGGCGGTGCAACCGTAACAGGAACAATGACAGCTACTACATTCTCTGGTAGTGGTGCATCTTTAACAGCTTTAAATGCAACTAATTTAGGATCAGGAACAGTTCCAACGGCAAGACTAGGAACAGGAACGGCTTCATCGACAACTTTTTTAGCAGGTGACCAAACTTATAAAACAATCACAGCAGACATCACAGCAGTTACTGCAGGTAGTGGTTTAACAGGTGGTGGATCTTCTGGAGATGTAACATTAAACATAGGTGCAGGAACTGGTATTGATGTTGCAGCCGATGCAATATCTGTTGACGTATCTGACTTTATGGCTAATGGTTCAAATAATAGAGTTGTTACAGCCACAGGTGCAGATGCACAAAATGCAGAAGCTAATATGACATTTGATGGATCTACTTTGGTAGTTACTGGTGCTATAACAGCAACAGGGGATGTAACAGCATTTTCTACTTCTGATAAAAATTTAAAACAAAATATTACAAATATAAATAATTCTTTAGATAAAGTTTCTAAAATAAATGGTGTTTATTATAACTGGACTAAAGAAGCTTTAGAAAAAAATGAACACCTAAAAGATGTAAAAGAAGTCGGTGTTATAGCGCAAGAGGTAGAAGAAGTATTACCTGAAATTGTTGCAACAAGAGAAGACGGAACTAAAGCGGTTAAATATGAAAGACTATGTGCTTTATTAATTGAATCAGTCAAAGAACTTAAAAAAGAAATAGAATTACTTAAAAATCCAGGAGCGTAACAAATGGCTTTTGGTATCACAGCATTTGCAGAATCACCTTTTGCAGCGACAGGTACAGCAAGTATTACTGTTGCAGTAACAGGTCAAGAACTTACTATTGCAGAAACATCTCCTAATATTGTTATTGATGTAATTACTTCTGTTACAGGTCAGCCAATTACTATTACTGAGGGTGATGTAGGTATCTTCTCTGGAGTTGTTGTATTCCCAACAGGTCTCCCTTTAGATGCTGATTTAAATTCAGTTTCTACAATTGGAACTGGAAATGTTTCTTTAACAGGTCAAGCTATGACAGCCGCTCTTGGAACAGCTGTTTTAAACGCTAATAGCTTAATAGATGTAACTGGAATAGAAATGTCTTCTGATTTAGGTAGTGTTGCTGTTACAGGTAATGCAGAGCTAACCTTATCTGGTTTTGACCTGACTATACAAGAGAATGATCCAACTATTGTTATTGATGTAACTACTTCTTTAACAGGTCAAGCTATGACAGCTAATCTTGGAACAGTTGTTTTAGATGCTAATAGTTTAATAGACGTGACTGGTTTTGACCTAACCATGCAAGAAGGAACTGTTACAGCACCTGATTCATTGGCTATATTAACAGGAATTCAAATGACGATGGCGGAAGGAAGTGTACAAAACATTATATGGAATCCGGTAGATACAGGAAATGCCCCAATTGACCCTCCAGGTTGGAAAGAAGTAGCTTGATTTATATGAAAATTATAAATATTATAATATAATTTAAGGAATTTAAAATATGACAGTACCAAGTACCAACACTAAATTAACAGATATACAAACAGAATTTGGAGGATCAAATCCAGTAAATTTAAGTGAGTATTATTCTGGAGGACCTTTAGTTCCTGCAGGTACCCCCGCACCTAATGGACCTATTCCAAGTTCTGGCACAATTACAGTTGGTGACTTTAGAGGTTCTCAACTAGTTACATTTATTTCTGCCACTGGTGGAACAGTAAGTACATCAGGAGATTACAAAATTCATACATTTACAGGCCCTGGAACTTTTAGTGTTAGTGCAGTTGGAAGTGGACCAACTGGTGCTAAAGTTGACTACATGGTACTAGCAGGTGGTGCAGCAGGGGGTGGTTTTGAAACTGGTGGTGGAGGCGGAGCAGGTGGTTTTAGAGAATCCCACGATCCTGCAGTTTCTGGACCTTATACAGCTTCTCCTTTAGCAACACCCTCTGCTTTACCTATTTCAGCAACAAGTTACCCTATTACTGTAGGTGGAGGTGGTGCTGGTACAACTGGCGGTGGAGGTAATGGTGGAGATGGTTCGAATTCAAGTTTTTCAAGTATAACATCCGAAGGAGGTGGCGGAGGTGGAGTAAGAAGTCCTGGAACGGGTCGTTCTGGTGGATCAGGTGGAGGTGGTGGAAGAGAGCCAGTTGGAGCTGGTGGAACAGGTAACAGTCCTTCCGTTAGTCCATCTCAAGGAAATCCTGGTGGTAGAAGATATCCATGGCCTTTTGCAGCTGTTGGTCCTCCTAATGGTGGAGGTGGCGGTGGTGGTGCTACTGCTTCAGGTGGAAATGCTGGACCTGGTGGTGGAAATGGTGGAAATGGTGCAACAACTTCTATCAACGGATCTGCAGTTACAAGAGCTGGCGGTGGCGGTGGCGGATCTGAAAATGGAGGTCCTGGATCAGGTGGATCCGGTGGTGGTGTAGCTGGAAGGTCTACTCCTGTTGGACCTATTTCAGCCGCAGCTTCTAATACCGGAGCTGGTGGTGGTGGTAATGGTTGGGGACCTGGCTATTCACCTGCTGGTGGAAATGGTGGATCAGGTTTAGTTATAATAAGATATAAATACCAATAATTATGGCACATTTTGCAAAAATATCAGAAAATAATTTAGTTTTACAAGTTTTAGTACTTGATGATAAGGATTGTATTAATTCGGAAAAAGTTGAGATTGAATCAATTGGACAAAAGTATTTAGAAACTCATAACAATTGGCCTGCTCATCTTTGGATTCAAACTTCTTTTAATACATTTAATGGAACTCATGTAAATGGGGGTACACCTTTTAGAGGAAATTATGCAGGTATAGGTTTTGAATGGGATGAAACTAATCAAATTTTCTGGCCTCCAAAACCTTTTTCATCTTGGGTAAAAGATATTTCAACTGCAGATTGGAAATCACCAATTGGTGATATGCCTGAATTAACAGAAGAACAAAAAACACAAAGAAAAGCTGGAACTCACGATTGGTATTACAATTGGAATGAAACTAACACAACATGGGATTTGACAAACGAATTAGAGTAAGTTAAAAAAGTATTGAAAGGAAGTTGGTGAAATTAATTATATTAGGTAGAGGTAATGCAGGTTGTATATCAGCAATGCATTTTGCATATTATAGAAAATTTTTAAATACTAAAGTTGAAATAGAATTAATCTATGATAGTAAAATAAAACCAGTTCCTACTGGTCAAGGAACTACATTACAATTTCCCGATTGGTTATTTAAAAATTTTAGCTCTAATTATTTAAATAGTTTTCCTATTACTAAAAAAACAGGAATTATGTATGAAAACTGGGGCAAGAAACATAAAAAAATATTTCACCCTTTCCCATTAGGAAGATATGCTGTTCATTTTAACCCTGAAGATTTTCAAAATTATGTTTGTAAAAATTTAAATATAGATTTTACAGAAAAAGATGAAAATATTAAAAATTATAATAGTTTAGATGCAGACTATATTATAGATTGTAGAGGAACTCCTAAATCTTTAAAAGGATATAATACTTTAAGTAATCCACTAAACTGTGCTCTTTTAGCTGATCTACCTAAAAAAGAAAATGACATATCATGGACTGGAACAACAGCAACACCTGATGGTTGGTGTTTTTATATTCCTTTACCTGAAAAAACATCTATTGGATATTTATTTAACAATAAAATTACCTCAGTAGAAAAAGCAAAAGCTAATTTTAAAAAACTATTTGGTGTAGATAAAATAAATCATGTATTTCCTTTCAATCAATATGTAGCTAAAGAACCTATTATAGAAGATAGAGTTTTATTAAATGGTAATAAGTTATTTTTTTTAGAACCCTTAGAAGCAACGGCTATGGGATCTTATGTAAAAGTAAGCCAGTTTTATTATAATTATATCTTTAATAACCAACATAAAAAAGATACTAAAATTGATATACATAACTGGGTAAAACAAATTGAAGAATTTATTTTGTATCACTATTCGAACGGATCTATCTACGATAATAATTTTTGGAAAAAAGCAAAAAATTTATGGGAAAATACCGAAACACTTATGTTAGATAAAGAATTAAAAATAATAAAAGGAATGTCTTCTGAAGATATGGAAAGAAGTTTAAATTTAGAAAAAGAATTTGGTCTATGGCCTCCTTTTAGTATAAAACAATGGCAAGATGAGGTTGCGTAATGAATATGTATAATTACTATTGGTATTTTACATCTGCAATACCTCCTAAATTATGTGATGACATAGTTAAATATGGATTATCTAAAAAAGAATCTATAGCTCTAACTGGAGGCTATGGGGATAAAAAACTTTCTGAAAAAGAAATTAAAGATTTAAAAAATCATAGGGATTCAGATGTAGCATGGTTAGATGATCCATGGATATATAAAGAAATACATCCTTATATAAATTTAGCAAACAAAAACGCTGGATGGAATTATAATTGGGAAAAAAGTGAGCCTTGTCAATTTACAAAATACAAACTAAATCAATACTATGATTGGCATTGTGATAGTTGGGACGTACCTTTTAAAGATGAAAATTCAAATCATCCATACGATGGCAAAAATAGAAAGTTATCTATGACTTGTCAATTAACGGACGGATCCGAATATGAAGGAGGAGAATTAGAATTTGATTTTAGAAACTATGCACCAAATAATAGAAAAGAAGCTAAACATTTAAAACAAGCAAAAGAGATATTACCTAAAGGAAGTATTATTGTCTTTCCCTCACATGTCTGGCACAGAGTAAAACCTGTAACAAAAGGAAATAGATATTCATTAGTGGTTTGGTGTTTAGGAGATCCATTAAAATAAAGTATGAGTTTTAAAAAAAATAAATATACAATTATACGAAAAGCAATCTCAAAAGACTTAGCAACTTTTATTGCTAATTATTTTAGTATGCAAAAACAAGTTTATGATACTTGTCTTAATACTAGATACATTTCACCTTATGAAACATTACTTGGTTATTATGAAAAAGCAGACGAACAGATTCCAAATACCTATTCACATTATGCTGATATTGCTATGGAAACTTTATTATTAAAATGCCTTCCTAAAATGGAAGAAGTCACAGGTCTTAAATTATATCCAGCATATACTTATGCAAGAATTTATAAAAAGGGAGATGAGTTAAAAAGACATAAAGATAGATTTAGTTGTGAAGTATCTACCACTATGAATTTAGGGGGTGATGAATGGCCTATATATTTAGAACCTTCTGGAGAATTAGGTAAAAAAGGAATTAAAGTAAATTTAAAACCAGGAGATATGTTAGTTTATTCTGGCTGTAAGCTAGAACATTGGAGAGAATATTTTAATGGTAAAGAATGCACGCAAGTTTTTTTGCATTACAATAATCGTAAGACACCAGGGTCAAAAGATAATATGTTTGATAAACGCCCACATTTAGGTCTACCCTCATGGTTTGTAAAATAATACAGTAGTTGACACTGTTTGATAAATTGAATAATATAGGGAAACTAAGGATCCAAATATGGCAAATAGCACATCAGCAAATTTAAAATTAACTGTACAACAAACTGGAGAAAATTCAGGAACTTGGGGTCAGATAACTAATACTAATTTACTTATATTAGAACAAGCAATTGGTGGTTATGATGCATTAAGTGTTGC